TCCCCCTTATTTCGTTAGCCCCTTCATCTTCTCAAATGACCGCATGCCGCCAAGACCCAACATGCCCAGCAGTACAGTCATCAGGCTGTCCATATCAAAGGCTGGCATAGGCGGTATCTCAAGCCCCATATACGCCGTGACAAAGTCAGTGGCTGGAAATAAAACAAAATGCGCCATCAGGGCAATGCCGCAAGTCCATCCGATAAATGGACGCCAGCCGGCCACAAAAATTGACCTGTGAGACGCCTCAGCCTTGTTGATCTCCAGTTGACCCTTGGCCAGCTCTTGCGCGTGCTGGTCGGCCATTGTGGCTAGGTCGTGCGCCAGCTTGTTCTTCTGGTCTTTGTCTTCAATGAATTTGTCTAGCAGGCCAGTAACCGGCCCAATCAGTGCTTGTATCATGTTTTTTCATGCCCCATCCAAATTGCAAAAGCGCCGGTCATAGCGCCCATCACAACGCTAACAAAACCCATTTGAACTGCGTCTGGGTTTTCTAAGCTCATAAACCAGTCAGCGCAGCGCCAACCCATTATGCTAAACATAATTGTCATCAGGCGTGGCAATATAGCCCAGCGCCTGATTCTTTCGGCTGTCTTCTCACCCATCTGCCAGCGCCCTAAACCTTGCGGTCAATCTCTTGGCACGGTTTGGCACCTGATCAAACCAGCGTGAATCTTCAGCTTCGGCGGCCACGGTCAGCCACGCCTTCGGGTCTTCCATAGCCTCAGCCACGCCAGCCCACATCTTCTTGAACTTGTTGAAGCGCGGATATCCAAGATTAAACGTCATATTGCACAACGCCAATGCGCCGTCAGGGTACTTGAGGTCAAGCTCGTTGAAGTCAACGCCGACGTTGTCACACAATCGGCGGCAGTCCTCAATTGTGACGGCAATGTCCAGATTAAACGCCTTACGCACACGGTCTTCTGACACCTCTGTGCCGACCGGCAAGCCGTATTCTGGGTCATGCTCTTTAATTAAATGGCCAATCCCGAAGGTTGGGAGTTGGAGGTGATCTAAATAAATGGAATACTTACAGCCCTCATCTTCGGCCAATTCTTCTCTCAATGCGTCTTTATTCATCGCCTCATCTCCCGCGCAATCTCGACAGCCCTGACAAAACTTTCTGATTCAGCCTCTGGAGTAAAGGCGCTGGGCGGGAGCCGTTTTGTGAACTGCCTGATTTGCGAGATGTGGTAAAAAAGGCATGAACGCTGTTGAGCTGCACAAAGCACCAAGATGTCATAATCACAATGCTCCTTTGTATTATGCGGCAACGCCTTGTGGCTGCCAGACGTAAGTTGAAAATGGTAACCCGGAGTTCTGCTGCCTTTATCCGAGCGCAGGCTCGAAGTCTTAACTTGGCAGAGATACACTTCGTTATTAGTTTTTGAAATAGCGACACCATCAATTTTATCCTGTTGTGCCGGAGCGTAAGCCCAGCCTGTTTGCGATAGCACTGCGGCGGCAGCAATGTACTCGCCAATAAGACCAGTTGTTGTTTCGCTCATTTAAGGCCTATGGCTCCAGCCGTTGACACCATTACAGCGATAAACAAACCTACCACAACAACCACCAAAGCGAAAATAGCTATTCCTATTTTTACGTTTTCCATTATTTCGTCTTGCCGCAATTGAGCCTGACGGCGAGCCTCTATTTGGGCGGCCTTGGCCTCCCTGATCCGCTTGGCTCTCTCATCCAGAATAGATTGCCAAGTGCCAGCGCCAAAGCGGTGGTCTGTCAGGCGACGCACCTCAGCAACGTGTTCAGCAGCGATTTTCGCGTCGATCATTTCCTTTGCTACAGACTGCACACCAAACTGGTCGGCCAGTCCGACGCCAGCCTTCTTGTTACTGGCTGCCTGAACCTGAGCCTGCCCATTCAGCAGGGCGTCGATATCATTAGCGATAGCGCCGATATCTTTGGCGGTGCCGAGTGCGGATTTAATCCCATCCACGCTGGCTTTCACCAACGCTATACCGGCCAAGGCGGTTGATATTGGCTCCATTAGGACAGCATCCCTTTCCTAAGCAAGTCACAACGCCACTTAATTGGCATCAGGTTAGCTATCTCGCCAACCGCCCTAGACATTTCCATAGCACGGTTACGGCACTCTCTCTCGGTGTAATAGGGGCCACGGATATCGTGAAACTCAACGCAGTCAGTTGGTGCGCCAATGACACAAGCCAATATGACTGCCTTGAACATTAGGTGCCTCGGCTTAATACCTTGTCGAGCTTATCTTCGACACGGTGCAAAGCGTCCATCACGTTACGCATGTCGGAGCGCACATCGTCCTTTGTGGCGTATTCCTCGCGGGTCTTATTGAGCAGGATGTTGAGACGCTTTTGCTCTTTGCTGGTCTCGCTTAAAAACCACGCAAGGCCAGCCACAACCAAACCAATGAGTGTGTCGATGAGGCTTGTCATCTGCATTAGATTGCATCCGGCCAGTCATTGATAGGTGCGTTTCCGGTAGGATTACCGTCAGCGTCCACAGGAACGTCATAGAGCGCGATAAAGGCGTCTAGGGTAGTGACAGCGGTGATTGCTGTCTCGATGGTCTCTGAGGCCAATCTAACGGCTGCACGGTAGGCCAAGACGTTGGCAGGTATGTCGGTGCCGTTCTCAGCAGACCGCACGACCATCCAATCAGTCGGCGCAAGCAAGCCACCGGCCTGTGCCTTGACTGTGGCAATGGCCTGTGACTTGAGGCCAAGCGTCACGACCTGTTCGCCGTCTTGCATTAGCGGCTCGCCGTTCTCGTCAACCTCATTCACATCATCCAGCGACTTAGCCACACCAGCCGACCAGTAAAACCGCCCATCAAAGCTGGCTGGGTCATCTTCCCACACCAGCCCCCTAGCCGCTTTGGTTGCCGCGTCCCAAATCATCCACGATGAGGGGTGCTGTATTCCGTCACTGTCTGTCCACGCTTTACCAGCGCGGATAATACGACCACTATATTTATATGCCATTGTAAATCTCCGTTATCTGGCGTTAGCGTATTTGAATGGGTTTTCTGCGAAGGCGAGGTAGATGTAGGTTCCGCCTGATGCGTTTACCGCAGACGCATTATTCCTTAACTTAAAACCATTAGAGGTAAAGTCAGCAAAAATTGCTTGAGTTTCGGCGTTACTCAAATTAGCGTATAACCAATCTTCTTCAACATTGTAGGTTCCACGTTTATTGTCATTAATAATCCAATTATTAGCCGCATCAGTCCTTTTAACCATCACCCAAGCTGGCCTAAACCCTGTGTAGACAAACGTGCCATCTGCGCTGCCGTTGCCGGTGTAGGAACCCACCTTGCTGAAGCCTTCAACACTGTGGAAACAGTAGGCTATCATTGTTGATGCTGGATTTGTTCCAGTACCAGAACCTAAAGAAAAAACGGTTGATGTAGGTGCAGTGTTATTCCAAACTAAATTTGTTGTTCCTTGCGCCGCTGTTCCTTCAAGTGATAAATACCATTGCCAAGGATTTGTACCGCTATTTAATGACGAATGACAAACCACCCATCCTGTTGTGTTAACCCTCGGCTTAACGATAATCATATCAGGTGCAGATGACAGGCCGTGACCGACTGTAGCCCCAGCAGTACCATTGCCAGTGTAGCTAACTATGCTAAACCCAGCGTCAACATTCGCGGAAACTTGTGACGTAATGGTGCCATCAGTATTGCTGACCGCTGTGCCGCCAGCTTTCCAATTCCACGCGACATATGAGTTCCCTGTGTAATTAAAGTAACTATTGTCAGAACTACCAGCAGAACCAGTAAAGCCATCAGCGTCAAACGAACTTAAATAACCATAAATACTATTTGCTGTTTCTGCACTAGTGCTGTCAGAGTATAATGTTTTTGCAACTCCACGCACAGAGTCAAACAAAGTGTGATTGTATGCTTGTGGTCTGGATTTTACCCAAACGAAGTCTGGCTGAAAATTCACACCGCTAATTGATATATCACCATATGGACTTTGTGCAGACCACAGCACCGTATTGAAATGCTCAGACCCATCCACAATCGTAGGCGTTGGAAGGTTTGCGGTACAAAGCGCAAGGTAGCCTGACGGTGGCGCATAGGCAAAGTCACCTATGCCGTTGTCATCTTGGTTGCCGCCAGCCGGACGGTTGCCAGAGAAGGTGCTGTCTTGACCGAAGTTATAGACCGAGAAACTGCCGTTGTACTCAGCCATACCAATTCCGGCATCAGGTGTTGTTATGTTTATAGTTTCAAGCAATGAGTTGTTTTTATATATTTTAACAGTCCTAGTGCCA